AGCGCGATTGTTTATTATACGCTAGAGTTGACTCGATGTCAACGACGTTCTCTGCCTAGATCCACTAGTTTAGCACCAATTTTAGATTTAGGTTTACCTATTTGATCTGCACTCACTGAATGTGCAGTTCCGATTGCCTGTGTTTTGGCCGCTGTCTGCTTTTCGTCCCAAGCAGTGGTTTGAACTCGGGTAAGTTCTTCCAACAACTTGCCTTTTTCGATGATGTTACGCACGTACAAGTCACCGTTGTCTTTGGTCTCGACCTTGCAACGTATTGTGATCAAGATGTTCTTGGGATTGTGTACATCGTGTATGGTAATTTCGGGGCGTGCCTTACTGTCGCTGAATGTGGCAGTCAAGTCCACTACCTTTAACTTTTCCACTAGATTATGGAAACGTAAGATTTTAAAGCCACCTTTGTCAAACTGTACCAATTCAACGTTGGTGTCACCTAGTGTGGCAAAAAATGTAACTGCGTCGGCCACATGTGAAACAAATTCGGCTTCTTGTTTGGGGCCGGCACGTTTCAAGCCTTTTGTGAGTTCGTTGGCCACATTCTTATACATATAACTCAATGCTTCAAATTGATCCGTGCCGCGAGTTTTTTCGTACTTCTTGAGCCACGGAGTTACGTCAACCCCAAAGTAGTCCCAAAGTTTTAGCATACTGCCTGCTTCACTGCCGCCAACTTGTCCAAACTGTTTAACTGGCCCGGCCTTGAGACTGGCATTGAGTTTTAATCGTTTTGTGTTGCCGTTCTTGTCCATGATGGCCACCCATACATCAACTTTGCTTTCGGTCTCACTAGCAGCTCCGTCGGCAATGATGCCAATGTGATCTGCACGTCCATTTAGATAAAAGTACTTGCTGTATCGGTCAGCACGTTCACTGTTGACATAAGCGGCTGCGCTTGTGTACTCGGCCCGTAGTGCATCTTGATTTTCGGGATTCATCAGGTCCTGATACGGCTTGGTTTTTAATACCAATCTAAAAGTAACCAAGTCGGCGTGTTTGTTGTTGCTATCTTGTACTTCTACTTGATACATGTCGGTACCAACATTTTTTAACTGAGCCAATACCCCAGCAATATCTCTGGTATCAACAATGCCAATTTCTTCACCGGGCTGGCGTTTGGTAAATTTAGCAAACATTGCTGCACCTAAAATACCTTCAGCAATCTCGCCTCTATTGGCCAGTTTTCCTGCGTGTACAAATAAGCCTTGAGTACTGCCTTTTAGTACCCAGATTTGCCCGTCGGCATCTCTAAATGCCTGCTCGCTGCGTCCGTTGCCGATTGTGGCAACAACATCTGTGGGCTCGTATTCTTCTGGGCCAACACTAGCCATGGGCTCTGTGGTCACAATGCCATTTTGTTGTAGTGTTGCGTTCAGTGTCTGGCCCTTGGCACCGTCACTGATCAAATATAGTGTGCCCATTGGGTAATTGGCAACACTGGCTTCATTAAGTTGGTCTAGTTTATCAAGTAAATCGCGCATCTAGTATTTATTAGTTCTTAGCAAAGCGCCAGTCCTTGTCCAACCAAGTAAAAATTAGTTCTTCTTGCCGTACATGCCCGTATTTGTTCAAGCTGGCCATTACACTGTCATTGACTAGATTTTTATCGGCTAAATCAAACCAAGTAGTACTGGCTGGGTCCATTGGGGCCATACTCTTGTAAACTGCTAGGTGTATCCAGCCATAATTTGCAGCCGTGTATACATAACAGTCCCTGCAGTCAAAGCCGTTAACGGCCAACATGTACATGAGTGTACAGATGTTGTGGTTATAGTAGCAGCCACTGAAACTGCGTGTTTGTATACGATCATAACTGTATGTCTGTGCCAATGGCACATTCAATACCAACATGCCATTGACGTTCATGGTCTCGTTCCAAGTTCGTAGAGTTCCAATTGGATTTACAGCATACTGAAAACTGTCATGACTCCATATCAAATCAACTTCTCTAGGTATCAATCTTTGCTCAAAGTCGCCTTCAATGGGTATGATATTTTTGTTGACCAATATTTCTGGTTCAATCTGTTTTATGTTTCGATCCACAGCATATACAGTATAGTTGTGTGGTTCTGGTGGATCGTCACGAGTCATTAATGTTGCCCACCATTCAACATCTAGCCCGGGACCGCAGCCCATGTCGGCAATTAATTTTATGCTATCCAAGAACGTGTCGTATTGATACAACATGTCGAGTACATCTCGACTGTGTTCGTGACTCTCAAGTGGATTTTTGAACTGTCCCATCTGTTAATATGTCCAATACTACTGTTTCTTTAAATTTTTTAAGTCTAGGCTCAAGTTGATGACATGCCTCGGCAATGTCGTTCTCACTGCCCCAACCCAGTTGTGTATGCAAATGTGTTGCAAACCGAGCGCAACTTTCTTTGGCCAGCTCGACATCTATGGCATTATGGTACGGACGAGCACGACAACAGGCCGTGTATTCGGCCAGCAATTCCTCTCCACGAGCTCGCCAATCCATTATACTATAACATCCTCCATACCGGCAGTTCGCAAACGAACCACGTGTCCCAACATGAAGTTTTTACTCTCCACACCCTTCATTATGCCCAACCATTTGTTACGCACTAGAGCCACTTCGTTGATGATAGTTTCCATGTCGATCACCTCGTCTTCGGCTTCGGCATACTTTTCTGCGTCACGACTGGTCAGTGCTCGTGCGTATGCTTCCAAATACTTTTTATAATGCTTTTGTCGTATCTTACGCAACTGAATATTCAAGTAGTTTAGTACTGCTTCAATTTCCTGTAGTTGATTAAATCTGTATTCGGTTTGCCCGGGTAGGTTACTTAGAGCACGTTCAACATTGCCCTGAATTTTGATTTCTCCGCGAGCAACGCCAAGTTCATTTTCGTAATAGTCAATGAACGCAGGAATCTGACTTAGGTCAGCAACCACACGATTATACCACATGTTTAATCTTCGTAGTCGGAATCAACTTCGTCTTCGTCTTCGTACCCGGCAGCATATTCCTTATAAGCACGGCCCAGAGCCGCATCAGTGCCGCTAAACTCTTTGAGTTCTAAATCGTTTAGCATGTCTACTAACAAGCCCATTAGGTTGTCGGCAGCTTCTTGCCGATCCTTTTGCGGAATATACTGTTTTAAAATTGTGTACGTTTCGCTTAGTACATCTACTTCGATACTCATTCTTCGGTTGCCTCTTCTGGTTGTTCTGCAGTGGTTGTTCCATTGACTTTGTGTGGATTTGCAGCAATATCGGCCATCACACGATCCAAACATCCATCGTCATTGCGTTCCCATCCCTTACGGAACTTCTTGATGATTTCGCCATCTGCTGTTGTATATACCAAACTATTGCCTTCCTTCTTTAAAAGTTCTTTACCTTCAACTAAGTCAGTTAGCCCGCTATATGGGTTCATTCCAGTTTCATATGGAATTTTAACCTGTACCGATTCAAAAGGTTTTGCATAACGTGTCTTCATGATCTTACATGCGGCACGAATACCTTTTACTTCTGAAATCTTGTTACCATCTTCGTCTTCTTTTAGTTTTAGTTTACGCATGGCAACAACAATTGAGCTTGCGTAAATAAACCCTTGTCCCCCTGATATTTTGTCGTCTGGGTCAAACATGTCTTGACTAGCATAGGTGTGATTTGTACAGACTAACCCGATGTTCAAGTCGCCGAACATGTTCACACAGTTACGCACCAGTGCTGTTAATGCCTTGGGCTTGCGTCCCAAGTCGCCTTTAAGGTCACCTGCAGCAAATTGGTTAACGTCTGTTGGTGTTAGCAACATGCCCAAGCTATCGATTACAAACAACACCTTGGGACGCTCGCCTTCAGGAATAGTTTTGTATTCTTTAACAAAATCGTTAATCATTTTGGCAAGATCGTCGATCATGGCCATGTTGAGTTTTAATAACTTGTCCTCACTAGTATCCACGTCCAGAGCCTGTAGCCATTGTTCATCAAGTGCGTTCTCTGTGTCCACCAGGATAACATAAATGCCTTGTTGTTGTGCGTTCTTGATCAAGTTGCCGCTACAGATAAAGCTCTTGCCTGCTCCCGACTCACCAGCAAACACAGTGACCTTGCCCATGGGGATACCACGGTTAAAGTCTCCTGAGATGAGATAGTTCAATGCATAGTTGTTGGTTGAGATCCAAGTGTCGGGATCGGTAAAGCCAATACTAATGCCATCAATGCTTTTAGTAATGCCTTTTCTAAATTTACTAACGTCAAATGCTTTTGCCATAATGTTTTTCCTTTGTAAAATTTTAACACGTTTTTTGGAATATGTCAACAGGCACATTCCGTTTAATTAACTCTAAAAATTCCAGTTCACTTTCTGCTTTTGGTGCGCAGAATCCGCACATGCAAATTGGTTTTACACATTTGATAATTGGCATGCTGCCATTGAGCTGCTGTTTTAATGTTTGCACAATAGCATCTGTGTTGGACAAATTGCCCAAGGGTTCTACTAGACCCGTAGTGCTGGTTTCGCAATCCTTATTGGTATATACCGCACCATCCAATTGTCGCACAAACAAGAAGAACCAATTGACACTACAACTCCAGCCCCGAAATCCTTGACGTGCAATAAATGTTTCACGAGATTTGAGATTGCCGTTGGTACTTAATAATCTACCGCCACAACACTGACGACCTTGTTCAATGGCCACTAACGACTTAACAAATGTCATCGGCTGTTCATTGGGTCTTAATTTGGCCCATTGCTGTTCTGAATAGGACCACTGCGGCCCTGAATTATCCAAAGGTTTGGACATGTATTTGATTTGATGTGTTTTGCAAAATTCTATAGCAGCCAAACATCTGTCCCACATGACATGATTGTTATGCATTAGAACAATACATTTAACACGTACCCCGTGTTCTTTGATAATGGTCATGTTGGTCAACGCCTGTTGGCGCTGTTTTTCCAATGCTTCTGCATGGAATGTAACTGTAAACTCATCAACAAGCGGTAGTATTCTTTCCAACAAATTTTGCCCAATTACACCATTGGTGGTACAGGTTACAGTCAAGTACCAACTCGAACTGTACTTTTGATATTTGGATCTGCAGGCTTCGAGTATTGCTACTATGTCGGGATGAAATAAACTTTCGCCGCCATAGACATTTAGTATTACTTTGCGTTGACTGGGCTTTTTGTGTTGCATATACAAGTCCACATACTCGTACATGAAATCAATTGTGTCCAAGCACCGATCCAATGGAGGATGCCGTGATGAATTATCGTGTCCGCCCTCAATACCAACGGGGCAATAACTACAATCTAAATTACACAACTTGGTAACTTCCCAATCCAATAAGAAACTAGGTGTGTTTGCAGTATCTAAGGCAAAGGCAATGGATTTTATATCACTCATATGTGTACAACTCTGCAAATACATCTCTACTGTTTAGGCCACGTCTTTGGTCCATGGCATTTATTTTGTCAAAAGAATTTTTTAAATCTTTGTCCAAGGGCCGAAGTAGATGCGCAAGCATGTTACGATAACTGTCCTCCAGCAAATATCCGGGTTTGTTGTTGATCCTATTTTGTAATTCTGTTTGAACTTTGTCCAACGCCCGAGCCGGTAAATGTCTTAGATCTAAATACTTGGGATTTGCTATGGGACCAATTATAAAACTGTTGTTGTGAAATCCCAACGATTTGAAATGGTCAACACATGCAAATATGCTCTGGTAATTCAATAAGAAGTGCAACATGTTGAAACTTATTTTGTGTTTTAGCCTGTTGATTTCGACTAAGTTGTCCGAGAAGTCGTCCCAGGATCCACCGTATCTGATGTATTCAAATTCTTTGCCTGTAGTTTCCACACTCACTGTCCAGTGTACATTTTTAAAACGACATATACGGTCAAATACTTGAGTATCTACTTTGCTCAAATTGG